CACCTTAATACAAGTAGTGCATCTGCAGATCAAATCTTAAGTTGGAATGGTTCTGACTTTGCTTGGGTTGATGATGCAACAGGTAGCGGTGGTACTGCTATTACTATACAAGACGAAGGTTCAGCATTAGCAACAGCGGCTACAACTATTAACTTTGTAGGTTCAGGTGTTGTAGCGTCAGGAACAGGCGCAACTAAAACAATTACAATTAGCGGTGGCGGNGGCGGCGGCTCAGTTGCTATGACTGACGTTACTGACACAACAATTACAAGCCCACAATCTGATGATATTTTAAAATTCTTTGGTAGTGATAATACTTGGAGAAATGTACCGTTCACTCCAACTTATTTAGACATTAATGAACAGCCGGCCGGTATTTCAGATAAAGCACCATTTGAAAATACTTTCCAAAATGCTGCAACAGTATTAAAGGTTACTAATAATGGTTCTTCTTCATATCGTTTTGACCAATATGGAACAACCGATAACCCAACAATTTATGTAAAGGCAGGAACGACAGTTGGATTTGATTTAACTGGTGCAGGCGGTGTAACTCACCCATTCGTAATTCAAACTTCGGGTGGTGCAGATTACAATGACGGTCTAGTAGCACTTGATTCAGGAGTCTATTACGAAGGTTCAGCTGCAAATGCAGGAATAGGCGGTGCTCTGTTCTGGAAAATACCAGCAGGTATATCAGGCAACTATGCGTATAGATGTCAAGCTCACGGTGCCATGACCGGTACTATTGTTGTTGAAGCAGCTGCAGGTGGCGGCGGCGGCGGCGGCTCATTACCAAGTCGTGTTTCTCCATCACAAGGAACATCTTCAATTGCTAACGGTGCGGCTGCTAACCTTGACATTACTGGATTTAAAGGATATGCATTATATACAATTACAACATCAGCTGCAGCTTGGGTAACACTCTATACAGACGGCGCATCCAGAACAGCTGATGCTTCAAGAGGCGAAGGTACTGATCCAGCTCCAGATGCTGGTGTCATTGCAGAGGTAATTACTACAAGTGGTCAAAGAGTAAAACTATCTCCTGGAACAATCGGTTATAATTTAGAAAGCACGCCAACTACAAACATTCCAGTTAGAGTAAGAAACAAAAGTGGTAGTGCTGCATCAATTACAGTAGCTATAGAAATACTACAATTAGAGGCTTAAATTAAATGCAAGAATATGTGATCACTCTTCACAATAAGGAAGACCTAGACGATTTCTATAATGATATGGAAACGCCTGGTGGCGATCTTTATATTCCTGATAGAGCAGTTAATGTAGAATTAAGAAGACCAATAAGTCGTAATACTCATTATATGTTAACACCTGAAGAGGTGATTGAATTAGAAAAGGATCCTCGAGTATTGGGTGTAGAATCAAAAGCATTCCTTGATCTTCTACAATGTGAATTAAATGGGTATTCTGACACTGGGCCATTTAAAAGAAATGGGGACTCGATTTCCGTAACAGACAAAAATTGGGGTTTATATAGGCATACGGTTGGCGATGATATTCCTAGCACAGATCTTTATAGTGGCTCAATTGCAGATGTGACTGGCGATGGTAGTGATTTCTTCAAACGTGAAGTTACTGTTAATGGTACAAGAATTATGGCGGCTGGTGCTGTAGGTGGTCAAAGTGCTGTGCCTGACGCGTGGATAGAAAAAATAGCTCGAATGTATGAATTGTTTTTAATACCAAATCAGTACCAGTCACAAATCAATGATACACTCCAAAGGAATCTTATACGAAATCTAAAAGGTTTATCTGGTACCTGGCACGAAGGGAAACCAACACTACAACGAGTAGCAAGAGGTGGCGGGGGTGATTATAGTCCAAACTTCTTAACTGACTCAGGAATTATTAGTTGGAACCTAACAAACTTATTTGATACACACGTTGCTAACGATATGGTTTGGTATTTGAATTCATCTGGTACTCAAGGTGATGGAGATTTAGACGCAGGGGAAGTTATTGAACATATAATGCATACACTTCATATGCATGGATTACCAGCAGACGATATAAAACTGTATGCATACTTAGCAAGTGATTGGGCTTCAGGTGATTTATATGCTGCGATGGAAGAAGCATATGATGCTGGAAAATGGGATCCGTCAGGTTATAACACGCCTTCAAATGCCTGGAAAACAGATTCAGATGCTTTTGAAGTAGCAGCCAAAGAATACTTATACTTATTGAATTTCTGTATGTTTGAATATACAGCTTTATGGGATGGTGGAAGTCTTTCTCCAGAATGGACAGATGATATGCGTACCGAAGCTGGTATACAATCAAACAATCCATTAGGTTATGCATTCCATAACACACACATTAAACCAGTAATTAGTAAACCTTCATTATCAACAATACGAAATATATTCCAAGATGGTGATTCAGGCGATCCTACACAAGCAGGCGCATCAGGTTATGTTACTACAGGAAAAAATTGGGGTTCTGATGGAGATTCTTTTGTAGCGACAAACCCACTCGCAATTACCGCTTCAGGAAAAAATGTTGATGTATTAATTGTTGATGGGCATATTACAACAACTGCTCAAGGCCACCCAGAGTTTGCCGTTAATGCTGATGGAACTGGCGGAAGTAGAGTACAGCCGTTTAATTGGTTCTCGCTCGCGAATCAATTAGGATTAGGCCCAAACGCAACTTATGATTATGGCACAATGGGTAATCAGACTGATACTAATCATGGTGTTCATGTTGCTGGGACTGTAGCAGGAAATACTTTAGGTTGGGCAAGAGAAGCAAATATTTACAGTATAGAAGCTCCCTTAAGTGGCACTACGAATCATGGTTACAGTGGATTACAGTCTGGAACTATGTGGGATTATATTCGNGAATGGCATAATACAAAACCAATTAACTCAGAAACTGGTAGAAGAAATCCTACAATAAGTAATCACAGTTATGGGTTTACTGTCAGTAAAGACGTTTTCATCTCAGGGCCCTCTAATGGTTACTCTGGTTATGATGGAATTGGACAATTTAAATATAGAGGAGTAACCTTTGATAAGTACGGTGATGAGGGTAGTGATTTAAATAGTGCTGAATTAGAAGCAAGAGGTATAAATGTACCAGCAGATGGTAATTGGAAATTTCCATCCTCAGGGATTTCTTGGGCAGCAGATATTGCTGATGCAATTGCCGATGGTATTATTATAGTTACTTCGGCAGGAAATTCATATCAAAAAACTGTCAAGTCTGGTGATCAAGATTATGAAAATTACATGTATTTCAGAAGCGGCTCAAATACGAGCGCCTTGTCCAAACCAACTCATAGGTCCTCAACCATCGGTCTTGAAGCGGCCACTTTAAATGTTGGCTGCCTCAATATTGAAAAAAATGACAAAAAAAGAGGGAGCTCAGTTTGTGGTAATGCAGTTGATATTTTTGCGGCTGGTGCCGGTATTGTGAGTTCAACTTTAACAGGTAGTTTTGGTGGTGTACAAGATCCTAGAAACGGTTCGTATTATCTCAGTAAGATTAGCGGAACAAGTATGGCGGCGCCACAAGTAGCTGGAGTTATTGCATTACTTGCAGAAAGCAATCCAGGGTTAACTCAAGCTGATGCAAATGCTTGGATTGAAGCAAACGCAACAACTGGTGAAATGTACGATACTGGAACTGATAGTAGTACTGACTTTGAAAGTTTACAAGGCGCNCCAAATAAAATATTAATGTGGAAGAATCAAAGACCAGAATCTGGTGCGAGTTTTCCAAAAGTAAATGCAAAAGCAAGACCTACAAGTGGACTGGTGTATCCAAGGCCAAGAATAAGAAGAAGAGGTTAGTCCAATGGATATAAATAAACTAAAATATAGAGAATTATATAACAATGCCTGAAATTTTAACAAACAATTTTAACCAAGACATTAATAAGTTATTCATAGCTGACGCAAAGGCTAACGATGACTATTATATGTTTGTTTCTAGCATTGGCGGTATAGAGCCAATTGATTCTGCTACTTCTCAAAATGAGTTTCTAGAAAAAACATTATTTGCTAAAAAGATACGCAATCAAGATATTAACTTTATGATAAAGTATTACCCTTGGCAACGAGGTGTTGTGTATGCAGAATACGATGATAAAGTAGATCTTGATGGTTTAAACTTTTATGCAGTAGTCGGACCTAACGATAACGACACTGATGATTACAGAATTTATAAGTGCCTTAATAATAACGAAGATGTTGGTTCACAAGCACCACCTACTTTTGATGCAGCCAACGTAAATCAAATTTATGAAACTGCCGACGGTTATGTATGGAAGTATATGTATCGTCTCACTACATTACAATTCGAGGCCTATAATGCTTTAGGTTATATTCCAATTGATCCTACTGCAACTGTTAATCCAGCGGAGGTTTACGGCGGTGGTATATCTGAGATTCAAGTTACTAATGCTATTGTCAATAATGGATATGAAGAAAAGAACGGCCTTATAAAGTCAATTCCTGGCAGAGTTGGTGGNCCCAGTTCTCACGGTAATGTTAAATTAGAAATTGATCCAAAGGAGCAAGATTGGCAAGCAACAGAAAATTANTATACAGGTCAATTCTTCTATGCTACAAACCCAAGTTCAAGTGTTACGAATCTATTTGAAATCAAAGCTTATAAACTGATTCAAGGCAATGGCCTAGCGGAAATTACCGTTGGCGAAGAATTATCAAATCCAAGGCGTGGTAATGTAGAGAATGCAACTCAAGCATCTCCTGTCGTAATTACATCAACATCTCATAACTTAGTGAATGGTCAACCAATTACATTTAGAAACGTTGTTGGTATGTCAGAATTAATTGTAAATGAAGCAGACATAGACACACTTGCCGCAACTACTTTTTATGTACAAGTTGTGAATGCAGATACATTTCAATTGAAATCAGATGCATTATTAACAACAGATCTTGATGGTACTGGTTTTGGCGGATACGTGTCAGGTGGTACATGGAAAGGTTTAACAGACTTCATGGTATCAACAGCAACGATTAATGCAAATATTAAAATCTTCCCGCGCGTTAAAATAAGCGGTGATGGAGATGGGGCGGTAGCAGTACCTGAAATTGATAATGGTGGTATTAATAAAATTATTCTTTTAAATAAAGGCACAGGATATAATAACGCTATTGCGGAAGTTGTGGATCCTCTTATTGATTTCAACCCAGGTGGTACTGAATCAGCAGATGTAAGAGCAACCATTCAACCTATCATTGAACCGAAAGGTGGCCATGGTTATAATTTATTAGATGAATTTAGATGTAAACATTTTTCAATGTATGGATTTATTACTGCAGAAGACAATACAAAAATTGGTGATAAGAATACATACGGCTGTATTGGTATTGTGAGAAGTCCAACATTTAAAGATATGACAGGTATAGCAACATGGAGAAGCGGACAAGCAAATACCGCAACTGAACCTGATGTCTTCGATAATAGAATTGCGATTATAACAGATGATTATGGAAGATTAAACGCAAATAGTACAATCACGCAAGTTAATGTAAATAACGATATTGTATTCCAAGCTCAAATACACGAGATTGATGAAACTTCAAATACAGTATTTTTAGCAGAATACGTAGGACCATATAGAAATAATGCCCTGGTTGGTAATGGAGATACATCATTTGATCCAAATCTGGCAATTACCTCAAATACTGGCCAGAGAATAACAATAAATAATCCTATAGCAGATAATGTTATCTATTCGGATTACAAACAGAGAACAGGCGAAGTGTACTTCATGGAGGACTTCTTCCCATTAGCAAGAACCGACCTCTCAAGAGAAGAATTTAAATTTGTACTGGAATTTTAAGGAACGTAAGTAAAGATGCCTATTAATAAAAACTTAAACCAAGCACCATACTTCGATGACTATGATGCAGAGAAGCAGTTCTATCGAGTTATGTTCAAGCCTGGGTACGCGATACAGGCAAGAGAACTTACACAACTCCAGACTATGCTTCAAAATCAGGTTGAGTCATTTGGAGATAATATTTTCAAAGAAGGTTCAATTGTAAAAGGATGTAACTTTACAGAACTTGATGATCTTCAATTTGTAAAACTAAATGACGGTCCTACTGGATTTAACGCAGCGTCATATATCAGCACACCTGCGGTTGAAGTATTAGCAGGCCAAGAAGTAGAACTTGACTATGTTTATCAGGTAAAAGGACAATCGTCCGGACTGAAAGCAGAAATCGTTCAGGCTTCTAAAGGATTTCAAACAAGACCACCAAATCTAAATACTTTCTTTATTAACTACACTAACATTGGTTTGGCAGGTCAAACTCAATTTCAAGCTGGTGAAGCGTTAGTTGTAACAAGATTCAAATATTTAAGAGGAACCACAAACGAAGCCTTATCTATTGACACTGTTATTAATACAGGTCTTGCGGTATACGGTTCACCTTCAGTAGGAAATCCACATGTTGGTAGAGCATTCGGTATCGAAGCTGCTCCTGGTATTATATTTCAGAAAGGCCATTTTATATTTACAGCAGAACAAAGATTAGTTGTTGAAAAGTATACTAACGTTGCCGATAATAAATCAGTTGGTTATTTAGTAGCAGAAAGATTAATTAATAACCTACAAGATAACAGCCTATACGATAATGCAAACGGTTCTAAGAATGAAAATGCCCCAGGCGCAGACAGATTAAAACTTGTTCCNACNTTAACAGTATTGGAAACTTCAGAAGGAACTCAGAATTCAGACTTCTTTACATTGGCTCGTTATCAAAATGGTAATGCAATTACTGTAAGAGACGTTTCTCAATACAACGTATTGGGCGAAGAGATGGCTCGACGTACCTANGAAGAATCTGGTAATTANATTTTAGAAACNTTCCCAATAACTACTGATGATCGTATTCCTANTGGTGCTGCCAATAGTGAAGTACAATGTGTCGTCGGACCTGGTATAGCATATGTAAAAGGTTACAGAGTAGAAAATTCTGGCGAACGTTCATTCCAAATAGATCAAATAGGACAAACTGAAACAGTTAATAACCAAAACGTTTCAATGGAATATGGAAACTATTTTGAGATTGATACTACAAGTAATTCACAAGGTTATTTGAATTTAGGTATTCTTTCACCAGCAGATGCGCAAACATCAGGAAGNGCTTCAGTTGGTGGAGTTGCAGTACAAAACATAACAGACAAAAGAATCTATATTCACTCTGCTGTATATAACGGTGCTCAAGCTATTAAAGACATTACCAAATTATCAGATGGTAGTGGTGATGTACCTATAAGAACAAACGGTATCGGTTCACCTGTTATTAAAGAAACGGGAAGAAAGGCATTAATCTTTGATACTGGTATTAATGGAACGTTCGCAACATCAAATACTCTTATTCCTTGTAGATTTCAAAATACAGGAACTGCGACAACAGGCACGATCACATTAACTGCAGGACCAGGCGAAGATTTTAATTGTCTTAACGACGATATTCGAGTTAACTTGGCAGGAACAACATATCCTGTTATAAGTACTACTACTGCTTTGAATAATTCACAACTTAATATTATTTGTGATAGTGGTTTGAGTGGTTCAGTAGAAGTATTTTATAATAAAAGACAGGTTGGTTCATCGGGTGGTATTTCACCTTATGCTAAAACATTACGTGATACTTATGTTAAGTTTAGTTACTCAAACGTTAAAACACAATATAGTTTAGGTTTCCCAGATGTATTTAAAATTGTAAGTATTACAGATGCAGCAGGAGAAGATTTTACAAGTAGCTTTAGATTAAAAGAGAATCAGAAAGATACTTATTACGATCTATCTTATGTAGAATATATTGAAGGTCGACCTGAGCCAAGTGGCGTAATGCTAGTGAATCTACAATGCTTCGAGGTAAACACTTCGACTGGTAAATACTTCTTTACAATTAATAGTTATCCAAATACTTTAAGTAAGTTTGATATTCCTTCTTACACGTCAGAGTCAGGTCAAGTATATAACTT